CCTCTGTGCCTTTGTTGTCTTTGTTAAATAATACCATGTCTGTCTCTTTTTAGTGTGTAGGGCTTCCAGTTCTCGAAGTCCTTGTTAAAACTATTCACGTCGTCGAAAAACTCCTTATAGAAGTATGCCAGTTCCGTATCTATCGTTATACATGTCTGCTCCGTTCGCGGGTTGGTGTTGACGTTAGCGCTGCCCTCTATCACGAAGTCGAAGTCGTCGCCGAAGCCTGCCATTACCTTCGCGTGGTTCCTGAACACACAGACGCGGGCGCCGTAGCGGTCGGCCAGCTCCTTTAATGCCAGGTACACCTCGAAGTAGGAAGCCTGGAAGATCTCGCCTACATAGAAGTCTATCCTTCCTACGTCTCCACGTTCCAGCCATTTCTCCACCTCCTTGACGTCTGTTATCGCCATACACCAGGTGGAAAGTACGACGTACTCCAGGCGCTGCTGCTTGACGATGACGCGTAGGTATGTCAGACTGTCAACGTCTCCCCAGCTGATACAGTGGTAGGCCGCTCCCTTCTCAAAGTGCCAGGGCAGTACCTGTTCCAGGTTCAGCTCCGACAGGATCCTTTTCGTGAAGTGGCGTCCTTTGGTCCTGGAGGCCTTCACCTTCTTAGTAGCGGCGAGATCGGCTGCAGTCACCTCTCCCTGTTCCTTGGGATCCTGCTCTTTCGCCTCCTCAGGCTTAGGCGGTTCCTGTGCCTTTTCCTCCGGCGGTGTACCGAACAGACTACGCATTTGCCTCTACCCGTTTGGATGGTGATACGCTGCTTTCTGCTTCTACGATGTTCCGGTACATTCCCACTTTCAGGCGCTTTTCCGGATGGTTAGCTGCCAGGTAGTGCTGCATGGGGCTGCACAGTATCATGTCGGGGATGGCCGTCTCTGAGGCGTTGTACACCTTTAGGCTGTACAGTTTCTCGCTACCAGATGACAGTTTGTTCTCGATAATCAGGTTAGACAGTACCGGATCCAGTCCGAAGCCTGACGTGGCGGCGGCGTCTGCCTTGTTGCTGATCTTGATCTGTGCCTCGATATAGTCCTTGACCTTCTTATCCACCGGTTCCACCTTCCAGCCCTCGAAGGCGTTAGCTTCCTCGTTCCAGTACTTCGTGGTGTGCATGTACTTTCCCACGTTCTCCTTACCGGCTATGTTCGATGCGAATTTCTCCATAGCTGCATCCTTGAAGTCCTCCAGCATTTTCGGGCTGTAGGCCTCTCCGGTGCGCTCGCAGATCTCCTTGATACGCTTCTCTGCATCGTCCCAGTATTTCTGCGGGCTTTCGATATGCAGTGATATCGCGCTGGCGTTCTCGTTGTAGGCCTTTAGCAGCGGTGCCAGGTTTCCGGCCAGTTCCAGCCACTCGAAGGCTCCCAGGAAACGCGGTGCGCTCATAAAGTCCTTACAGAAGCTGTAGATATTGTAGTAGCGCATGGATACCTTATGCTTGAACGGATCGCGCGGATCGAAGACGGGATAGGTGTATGTGTATTTCGGATCCGGATGGGGAAAGTCTCCCACCATGATCTCCTGAGGCTCGTCCTCACCGTCCGGCGGGTAGCACAGGCAGGCGCGGTGATACGGTACGTGTTCCAGTCTCACCAGCTGTCCGGGTGCTCCTATACGTGGGCCTCTGTTGCGTATGAACTTCACGAAGAATCCCTGCATGTGTGTAAGATCTACCAGGCAGTGGTGCATAAAGGTCATCCAGTCCCAGGCCTCCAGTTCCTGCAGTATCTTGTCATCCACCAGCCAGCGCCGGTAGAACTTGTTACCGGTTTCATCTACGGCGTCCTCATACAGTCGCGGGCCTTCGCCCCACTGCAGGCCTGCAATCTTTCCCATGATACCCTCACCGGCATAGAAGCGGTCCAGCAGGCGTGCTACCTGTTGTGGCAGGTCGTTGTGTTCGCCCTTGGGGATAATGAACTTACCGTTTACCGACATTTTCCGGCGTGTCTGCCAGTGGTTGGGTGTCAGCATGACGTGTGAAGGTTCCCAGCCTTTCCCCATGGTGAAGGAATACAAGCCCTCGCCTGTATCTATAAAACCAAAATTTCCAGTACGTCTTAATTCCATAGTCTATATAAGTATTGTTTTCTTTCCGTTGAACTCTACCAGCAGGCACTCCCAGCAGTTCAGGTCCCGTCCTGTCTCGTCATCCCTGAAAAAGAGCTTATAGGAGGCGTTCGCTATCTTCCTGTCTCCCGTCTTGGGCCTTAGCCTGGCCTGTTTGATGTGTACCAGGTCGCCACCGTTGGCCGTTGACCTGTTCCACTTCCGGAACTTCATCGAGAAGGTGCCACCCTCAGCCGTTATCCGTCTCATTTCGCGGACGGCCTCGTACAGGTCTATTGTTCCGTTATTCCTGCCCATCGTCTCAGTGTCTTTCGATAGCGAATAATGACTATCAGCAGAGCAACACATGCCAGCAGTCGAGCCGTATCCCAGAATGATTTCGTGGCCACTGGCGCGGGTTCCTTCTTCTTCACGGCTTCCTTGTCGCTTTTCTCCTGCACGTCTCTGGCTTCGTGGTGCGCTGCCGTGCTGTCTTCGCGTACTTCGCGGTGCTGTTCCTGCTGCTGACGGCTGGCGCCTTCCTTCCGGCGGTGTCCCTTGACAGTAGTAACAGTTCGCTCGTTACCTGCCGTATCTCGTTCGTGGACCTGTACAAGTTCCAGATCCTCCCACTCATTGTTGAACTGTTCAGACTGCTGTCTTCCGTCATCTGTTGTAACTCGCTCCTGATGGCCTGTATCTGTAGCGATAGCGCGTTCAGTTCTCTGTGCTGTCTCCTTAACAGTCTGATGACTGCTACGGCACCCGCACAGGCAAAGGCCAATAATAACAACTGTAAGTAATACATTTCGTTTCATAGTATTATTTGTTTTCTGGTTCTTTATCCCTGGCGTTCTGGATCTCGTTCCGGATCTCCGTCTTAAACTGTGACAGCTGGTTTACGAAATAGGCCGCCACTCCGAACACTGACAGTCCGCCTGATATGGCTATACCGGCATAGGTATTCACCCCTTCGGCTATTCGTTCATACTGCAGTAATGATGTCACGGCCAGTACTATCGCTGACGCAATCAGTGAGGCGCCACTGATATACTGTATCCAGTCTTTGGTATTCTGTTTCATTTGCTCGTACTTTTAAAATTCCTACGGCAAAGATAATCAGTTCGCGCGTGTGCGTAAAGGACACAGAAAAGCCCGCCACCCATACAAGCGGACGGCGGGCCTGGCTATCTTGTGGTAGAGCCTTTAGGTTCCAGGGGTAGAACCGCGTGTTTATATGCTTGTCGTTACGTTCCTGATCGCCTCCAGGTCTTTCTGTAGCATACGCAGGTGTCCGGCATGTTCCCAGTCCTTTTTACTGTCACCGTCACCCATCAGCTTTTCGTCCAGCAGCTCCTCCAGTGTGCGGAGGTACACCGTCATAATGCTTTCGCCTGGTTCCTGGAGCTTAGCGATCGTCTCAGCCACCTTATCCGTAATGATGGCACCGTTTACTTGTATTGTTTCCATAATCTTTAATTTCTTAATATTAGTTTTTAATTACTTTATTCTCACTTTAATTCCTTTTTCTGCACTCTGTAGCCTATCCGAACACCCTGGTAAAGCGTCGCCCTCCCCTTTCGCGGCGGTACACCTTCTTTTCATCGTATCCTTTAATCAACATTATCAGCTGGTGGTCTGTCAGGTTAGGCACATCGCACTCTTTATATAGGAAGGCGTCGCCCTGACTGGATAGCTTACGTATAGGCCAGTATCTAGGCAGCTCGTTACCTGGCAGTTTGTAATATACCGATACTACGTATGCCACGTTACGGCCCCATCCTTCGGGCTGCACCTGTATCATCATGCAGCACCTCCTACGGCCACCAGGGCCATGATAACGGCCAGCCACAGGTGAGCTTTCACCACGTCGCCGTTAGTGAATACCTCGTCTTTCTCTGTAGCGCACAGGGCCGTAAACGTCTCGCTACGCTTGGAGGCCCATTGCTGCCAGGCAGTGTGCCAGGGACTGATGGCGTCGATGGCTCTGTCTGTCAGCGCGCATAGTCCGGACCGGCAGTCCGCATACTTCTCACTCACAGTCCGGATAGTCCGTACTACCAGTGTTCTTACTCCTCTACGCTCTTTCGTGGCGTTTACGTTCTCAGGCTGCCAGCTTCCGGCATAGCCCTCGAATTGCAAAGTTAACTGTTTCATAGTTCTTGATATCCATTTTTATTTATGCAGTAACGGCTGCAATCCCGTTGGATATCAAGAACAACTTCCGGTTAGGGCGTTTTCTTTACGAGACGACAGCCGTTATATACTGTATTTCCACAAAAATAACCCAGCGGGTCGGCCAGGCTGTGACGTAGCCCATACGGAACTATTGTTCTGATATCCGCTGGCAAAGGTAAGCACTTTTCTGCAAACAAAAAAAAAAAAAAAGTTAATTATATTTAATACCGAAAATTATATTTATAACGCCCCTTGTAACTCCTCTTTTTATGTAAAAAGCCTGGCGGACCGTCGCGGCTGGCCAGGCTTAGCTAACTTTCAGATCTAATACCTAGTAATCTATTCTATGAGTTATACACCTTATATAATAAATATGACTTACTTTCGCACTGCAAAGGTACGAAAAAAGCCGGAATAACGATTTAAAATCGACAGTTTTTGACGGTAATTTAGCGAAAAACGTGCAAAAAAGGCCCAAAACTTGCAGTTTTCGGGGCAAAATTTTGATGTTTAAAACAAAAAACGGCTGATTTCCAGCCTTTTGCATTGTCCGGCGACTGTCTGCGCAAAAAGCGACACGCGCTGAAGACCGAGCCGCTCAGATGGCGGAAAGAAATTACCGAAGGTCTAAAAGGTGAAATATGACATTTTTCGCCTGGATCTGTCGATTTTGTGACGTAAAAAAGCGACCAGGCCTCACGGCTTAGTCGCTCCCATCTATTACTAAAACAAACTACTAACTTTATGTCACCTGTTATGTCTCTGCTCCATGTACTGCTCCACTGCACCATCAGCCACCGTCTGCGTCTTACGCTGTGCCAGTCGTACCCAGTCGCGTCGCATACACAGGTACTTGAAGGCGTCGCTGTAGTTTGTTGACAACATAGGCAGCTTCTTTGGTGCCAGCTTCTCAGTCTTCTTGATCTTATATACCGTCTTCACGGATCCTGTATATTTCACTTCTGCCTTAGCCTTCTCGATAGACGATATCAGCTCCTTGCAGTTGCACTCGTCGATAGCCAGGTCCGGAAGTCCTGGCACCTGTCCGGCCATAAACTCCTGCATGAAATTGTACTCTGCGTTCTGCTTGATGGTAGCCTGCTTACGCGACATCAGGTTTACCACCCAGCCGGTGCGCCTTCCATCTGCATAGTGCTCGATGGCGTGCTTGATCTGCGTAGCCTGGTCCTGTCCCTGCTTCTGGTAGTTGTTACCTGCACGGTCGTAGTACAGGTCCAGCTCCTTGTTTTCGTGTTGCTCGAAGAACTCCAGGAACTGGTCGGCCATTTCGCGCATCCATCCAGGGGGTAGTTCGTGCAGGTTCTTGTGTACCCTGTAGGTGCTGCCGTCGCGCTGTCCTATCACCATCGACAGCATGTTACCGAAGTCCATACCCGCGTCGATAGGTTCCCCATGGTGGAGGTATATAAGTTCACGGCTGGAGAAAGCGGGCAGGCCTGACAGTGTACCCCTGTATTTGTGCTGTTCTCCAAAAGCCACATAGAAGCGTAGGTCTCTCCTCAGTCCTGGCCGCATACCGAAGACGGACTTAAGGAACTCGTGAAGCTCCAGCGTACCGTTATACAGTCGCTCGATATACTCAGGCGTCAGTATATCCAGGTTAATGAGGCTGGAGGTGTTGATACAGAAGGTGGCGCCCTTTCGCATTTTCAGCAGTCCCCGGTCGTAATACTGCAGCTGTCTCTCCAGGCTACGCAGGCGTCGCGGGCTAGGTTTCTGGCGGCGGTTCTCTTTCTGGATCTTGATAAGTATATCGTTCCTGATACTGGCGGCCTGTACGATATATTCTACCAGGTCCGGATCCATTTCAGCGAAGTAGCGGAAATACCAGTCGTCTTCGTTCTCGTCGATATCCGGCATATCGGTAGTGATTGTCAGTCCCAGGAACAGGTGGCAGTGTCCGTAGGTGATGGCGTCACCTCTCAGGATAGGCAGTGCGCGGTTAGCCTTGGCTTCCTTGGCGTATTTCGCTTCATCGAAAAACAGGTGTACCACAGACTTACCGGCCAGCAGTGAGGGGTTATCCAGTGATCCCAGGAACAGTACCGATCCGTTCCAGAAGGATATCACGTGCTCGTATTCGTCCACAATGACAGAACAGCGGCGGCGCCAGCTCTCCGGTGGTCGTTTTCCCTTGATGTAGTGTACGCCCTCTATCCATCCCATCAGCGCCCATCCCTTATATACGGCGGGCATGATATTGTTATCCAGGTTGGAATAGGTGTTCGCCACGATCGCCAGCGGCGCGCCAGGCATGAGCTGTACGCATCGGTAGATACGTCGCGCCTGTATGACAGTCGATTTTGCCGTACCGCGTCCGCATACCGTCACCATGACGGTAGTATCCACCCAGTCGCATATCACCTGGAGTATATGACCGTACCTTACCGTTACGTCGCTCAGCGTATCACTCCATTTCCTCGACATCGGCAAACTCCGTTTTATCGTATAACATTCGCTTCTTAAGGTTGAAGCCGTTAATACGGGCGTCTTCCTTCACGTTCTCCTTGATGATGACGGGTATTTCCGGTATGCTGTCTATGAAGTCCTCGACGCGCTTACGGTCAGGATCCGGTGTACCCAGGTCTGACGACTTGGTAGTATAGATGACAGTAGGCGACTGGTCCAGCAGCTCCTTGGGTATCTCGTTGTCCTGATCCTTGAAGCAGCCGCGAAGCTCAGCGGCCATTTTCAGATATCGCAGGGCCTCCTTAGGCTTTCCCATTGTAAACAGCATGTTAGCGAAGTTCTCGCATTTCTCCGCGTACAGGTTGGCCCAGGCCTTAGGCCTTATCTCCTCAGTATCGTAGAAAAAATTGATGGCGTCGGCATATACGCGGCGGGCCTGGTAGTCCGTCAGTCCGTCGGCTTCTTTCAGGTTCCGTATGATTCCGGCTTTCGTCACCAGCTTGTCGTTGAACTTCATCCTGGCGCGCAGGCCCCTGACTTTCTCCATCAGGCTATAGTACACCTGTTCGGCTGCCGTCAGGTCTGACAGTGAGCCGCTGGAGTATATCCGCTGGATCTGGTTCAGATCCATATTGTCGAAGTCTATCCGCGAAGGTTTTACGATTTCACCCATATACCTATATTTATATATTGTCCGCGTCCATATCGTCTATCATCTGGTTATAGGCGTGTCGGAAGTGTACGATATTCAGTTCTTTTATGGCGTCCACGTTACCGGCTTCTGCCGCCTGGTGTAGCTTCACCTCCGGCGCTGCCCTGGTGACTAGTACGCCTTCCTTGATCAGTTCGTAGGCCGTCGTTCCTGGTGTAGTAGCGTCCCTGACGAAGTTAGCCCTGTCCTCTGGTGGTATTCCCAGGGATACGGCAATCTCTACAGGCCTGTATCCAAGTGAGGCCAGACGCTTCACGTCATCCCGCTGTTCAGGATCGATAAATACCAGATCTACGGCCAGTTCGGTACCCATATACTACTCCTTTAATGTTTTCAGCCTGTTTTCAGCTTCTGACACCTGGTTTGTGTACGTCTTTATCAGGTGTCCCAGCTCTGAACGGTCGCAGGGGTGCTTCTGTCCTGGCTTCATCTGTTCCAGGCGTTGAAGCGCCCCTTTCGCCGTTGTCAGGCTGGAAGTTAATTTTTTTTTCGGCTCTCGATCTCGGCTTCTATAGCCTCCTTCTTAGCCGTCCACTTGGTCAGCGTCTCGGAGGCCTTAGCCTTCTTTTCGTCGTCGGCTTTCTTATCCTCCAGGACCTTCTTAGCCTTGGAGATCTGAGCGGCGGCGCTCTGTCGTTTCTGGACCAGTTCCACGTCTGTAAGGCCTGACACCTCCTGGCGATCCTGGATGGCCTTCACCTTGGCACACTTACCCAGCAGTTCGTGGTGTTCCTGGTAGTATTCCAGCTCCTCCCAGATCTCGCGGTCCTTGATGAAGTTCTCCACCACCTCCTCAGACAGTTTGGCTGTCTCGATGGCGTCCGCGTCATCAGGCATAGCTGCCAGTCGTGCGTGGGCCTCCTTGTATTTTCCGTAGGCTGTGAACATGTCAGCTACCAGGATCTTAAGAACGTCCGGACAGTCATCTTCCTGTAGGAAAGTGAACTGTTCGCGGAAGCGGATCATCTTCACCGTCGCTGCCGGTGCGGCCTTATACTTCTTTTCCGCTGTCTCCAGGCTCTTTTCCAGCTTGGCTATGATACGATCCTTTTCGTCCATCTGGTCGGCCAGTTCCTCGATATCGGTTACACCCAGGCTATCCAGGTAGCGCTCCAGTTCCTCCAGCTTCTCGGCTGTTACTTCGCTGTCTTCCTTCTCGCCCTTGTAGTAGGCGATAATCTCCTGTCTGGTCTCAGGCTTCACCAGGTCCTCTACCGATACATCAAACATGGCGGCCAGTTCCAGCAGGATCTTGTCTGTCTCAGCCTTGGTCTTCATGGCTACCGTCTTGACTGGTGGCACCGGTGCCGTCTCCATAGTCGGGCGTGTAGCCATCTGTCGGATCTTCCGGAAGTCGGCCTCAGTGATACCGGCCAGCTTTCGCAGTTCCTCAGCCAGCATTTCCTTGGAGGCGCGTGTTACACCCTGACGCCGGAAGGTCTGTACCAACGTCTTACTAGCTCCATACTTCGCGTACAGTTCTACGCCTTCGACGTAGTTACGCGGTCCCTGTAGGTAATTCAGGATTTCTTCTTTAACACTATTCATAATCGTAATTTTTTAAAGACGCTACAAAGATATATATTTGGTAATTACCGTAAAAAGACAGAAAAAGCCAGCAGCTCACGCTGCCGGCCCCCTATGAAAGTATTAAAACAGTTGAAGTAGTACCCTAACCGTTGTTTGGCTCACCGTCTAGCACACCCTCGGACGTCGAAAGGGCACCTTTGTAGATACCGATATCGTCGCCTTTCGATACCTGCTTGAAGGTGAAGCTGTTAGCGTTCGCCTCGTTGTTACCCGTGTATTCCACGGACATCTTGGCGGGGTTACAGGGTGATCCGATGATATCGGAATTGTCACCGTTACAGTAGCGGATCACCACTACACAGTTCTTACCCAGCCAGTTCGCCTTGAACTCGCGTACCTCCTGTTTATTGCCAGGATGCGAGAACTGGACGGACGGACGGAAGCCCTCAGCGTCGGGGTCTCCCTCTGAGTTGGACGAGAGGGTAGCACTACCAGGTGTCAGATAGATACCTACGGCTACCTTGTTCTCCTTCATGACGATATCTTCGGCGATAACCACACCGGCGGCGTCACGCACGGGGAACGTGTCGATATCGTCCACGTCGATGACGAAGATCTGGTCTTTAGGCGTGATACCTCTGCCAGGCATACCCTCAGGCTTTGCCACGTTGGCTTTTACGTAATTTCCCATATTTCTTGATACTTTAAAAATTAAACTTGTGTTCAGGATAGAAGGAAGGGCCGAAGCCCTTCCCTAGAGTGTTCAGCCACGATCTACCTCGTAGAACTTGTTGTCACTGGCTGCCACCAGCTTAATGAAGTGGCCTTCACTCAGCGTCATGGCTGCAGTCAGCACGAAGTTACCGGAGTTGGCGATCGTCGAAGCGTTGGTACTGCCAGCACCGTAGATGGTGTAGGTCGTGCCTACCTCGGCGTCGTCGAGTTTGGTAATCGCTGTCGCGCCGGTGTTAGCACCGGTGACGAATACGGTACCGTTAGCCACGGACGGCGTAGCGTCGTCGTCAGCGAACTGGAGCGCGTCGGTAGCTGCCGTAGCGCGTCCAATCTCGATAAACTTACCGTCGGCACGCTTCATCAGCGTAATGGTGTCACCCTTGGCGGGATCCCACTTGGCGCTGATCAGCGAGAACTTGTCAGCCTTGGCAATCTCTACGCCCTTATCAGTGCTGCCACACTTCAAGGTGATAACCTGGCCCACCTCGGCGTTTGTGATATCGGTAATCGCCAGCTTGGAAGTGTTGGCTACCGTCTGGATGGAGGTATGTACCGTAGCGTCGGGGTTCTTGTCCTTCTCAGCGTCCACGAAGTTAGACGCGGGACGGTCGTACTCGTTGGCCCAGATCATCTGACGGCTGCCGTCCATGTCAGCCTTCTTGGTGTACTTGAAGCCTACGGCTACAGCCCAGATAGATTCCTTCCAGTTTGACCATACCTTAAGGCTCCAGTCCTCCTGCTCCAGGTTGAAGTTGTACATCTCACCGGCCAGGTGCTCGTAGGTATGGATGTTGCCCTCCATCGTCCAGAAGATACGGGCGTGGTTGTCAGCGTTGGGAACGGTGATAATCTTCACGCTAGGATACTCCTTGACGTAGTTGATGTTGGCCTTGTAGTCCTGGTTGGTACCGTAGTGCAGTTCGTTGTACTTGTGGTACCATACGAGCATGTACGAAGGAATGTACAGTGCCAGGCTACCGCTGTCGCGGATCTCAGCCGGTATCATGCTGGTACCCTCGTAGAACTTCTCACCGATATTGGCCTGTGTGATCTCACCCAGTACAAAAGGCTTGATCTGGAACACGGTCTTACCGTTGTTGATATCCACATGGCCGTCGATCTTCTTACGCAGGAACTCGTAGATACCGTCAGCAGCTGCCATAGCGCGGCCAGGCTCATTGAGCTTGGGGTTCTTGCGTACACCGTTGATACGGCGCTGTTCGCGCTCGTTGTGGAGCTTCTTGGCAGTCTCAGCCAGGATATACTCGATGAACGACCACTTGATGGGGTTTGAGCCTTCCAGGTTCAGTGAGCCGATCCAGAGTTTCTCCAGCTGCTTCAAATTCTTGAAGCGGTGAGCAAACATGACGTCGAACATGCGGAGCGTCTCGTTATCGAACTCGTAGTTACCCTTAACCACGTTGTCGAAGTCGCTTTCCGTGTTGTCGGGCTGTGAGAACTCACCCAGCCAGATATTGACCAGAGTAGCCAGGTCCTGATAGCCGCTTTCCAGCGGGAAAATGCTCTCGATGGATGGGAGCTGTACCAGGAACGACTGGAGACGATCCATCCAGGGGATACGGTAGAAGGCGCCCAGGTCTTCACGCAGACGTGAGTAGTCCATGCTGGAGGCTACGGGTACCATCATGGTAAGGCCCTGACGCTGCAGCAGTGCGGCACGTGCGCGAACGTTGTAGGGACGGTCCATAGCATACATAGCGCCCTCCATACCTGCCAGCTGCTTCTCGTCGTTCAGGTTGAAGGCTACGGCTGCACCTGCCTGGAGGCCTGCGCCCTTGCCAGGATCCTGCTCAGCGGCCTTGCTCAGCGTCTGGATACGTGCGTTAAGGTTGGTGATCTCCGTCTCCTTGGCCTGGATGGTAGCGGCGTCGGTGTTAGCCTTGTTACGCATAGTCTCCAGTTCAGCGTTGGCCTGTGACAGCTTGACTGTAGTATCCTGGAGAAGTCCCTGCAGCACAGCGGCGCGGGTGTCGCGCTGTTCCTGTGTCTTGGGGCCGTTCTCCTTCTCGTCCTTGAAGTCGTTTTCGAGCGCGGTCTTGAAACCGGCTACGAAGGTGTCGTTAAAGCCCATAGTCTTGAGCTTGCCAGCCTGTTCGTCGGTGAGGGTGTTTTTCTCCTCGTCCGATTTGGTCCACTCTGTGATACCCAGGATCGCCAGAATGGCCGGTACAAAATTCTTGAATTTCATAACTAAACAAATTTAAAATTTATGGAACAATTAGATTCGCATCCTTGATAGTTGCCTGTGCCAGCACCCATGTCACGGCGTCCTGTAGGCTTCCGAACTGGTCCACGTAACCGGCGGCTACGGCTTCCTCTCCGTTGAAGTCCTCACCACGGAACAGTGGCAGTTCAGGATCGTATTCGATTCCCAGGTATCGTGCTACGTCCTGTGCGAAATGCTTATGCAGATCCTCCAGGCTTTTCTTATACCTTGTCTCGTCGTTCTTTTCGGCGATATCGCGGAACCACTTGTTTTTAAGATCGGAACTGTCCGGATAGATATCGCGGTAGTCGATACCGTTCTGTTTGTACCAGTCCTGGAAATTGATATAGGTACCCATAGCTCCTACGCTGCCTATCTTGCACAGCGGCGACGCTATGAATGTCCGACCTGCAGCAGCACCTATCCAGAAGTGCGCGCTGGCCATCGTACCGGCGATATAGGTAGCTATCGGCTTCTCTGATTTTTCGATCAGGGCAGCCGCTACGTCCACATGGAGGGCCATACCTCCAGGGCCGTTTATCCACAGTACGATACCTACGATCTTATCGTTATTAAGTGCCTGGATCAGCAGCCTTTCCAGTCGGAATGTCTCCCAGGAATACAGGGGGCCTTCCATGTCGATGACGGCGACGCTGTTAGACGGTAGGTTACCGTCATCCAGTTCCCATCTGTCAGCCAGGTACGGAGACGTAGCGTAGGCTACGATCTCGTTGGTCAGTCGCTTATCCAGCTCTGCCACCTTTCCGGCACTGATAGCCGGTAATATGGTAGCCAGCAGACGGGTATAGCTCTCGCCTGCCATCAGCCAGTTTTCTGTTAGAATATTAAATACTTTATCCACTTGCCTAAAATTTTAGGCAAAGAAAATAAAGTTTTTCTTAAAAATGAAAGACCTATATATATTATAAGGTATAAGGGTCCGCATCGGTACCTTTTCCCTGCAGCGTACACAGCAACACTCCAGCAGAATATTCGTAGCTCAGCGACAGCGGGTAGTTCTTTGAACCTGCCACTCTTTGCTCTCCTGTGTCGTCTATATAGGTTGCGACATACATACCTGATGTTGCAAGCAGGCGGATTTTTGCCCGCACCATTGCTGATGGGCGCGGTATCTTAAATGTGTACTTCTTAGAATATATACCTTTCGCGTCCGGCTTATCAGATACAGTCAGGCTTCCTGGTGTGATACCCAGATCATATCCTATTCCCTTCGTCTTCATGCTGACACCATTACTCAGCTCTGAGAAGGTAAGTACATCATTAACCGGCCATAGAACCAGGCAGTGTGCCACTGATATAACAGGTTGTTTCATATCCTAAAATTTTAGTCCGACAATAATACCCCAGTTAAGCGACAAAACGCGTACCCTGGTCGGTAAAAAAAATACTCAATATTAACGTTTTTTATGCTTATTATAGTCACGTTTCCGGTTACGGCGCATCTTATCCTTCCATCTTTGGTAGTTCTTTAGCAGGCCGTCATCGGATATACCCTTCAAGTCATAGCGCCTGGCTATCATATACGCTGTATCCTTATAGTCGATACCGTGCAGGTGCTTGTTTTCGTCCATCACTTCGTGGACCTCAGCCCAGAACATGGCCCGTAGGCGCTTTGTGAGGATCCGGACGCCCTGAGCCGATATATAGTTATATTTCTCCGGATTCTTTCCGAAGGAATAGTTACCATCCCGTTTGTCAGGCAGGCATATCTCCAGATTACCACTGTCAACAGGTGACACGCTGGAGGGCCTGGCTATCATCACGTCGTAGATCTTTTCGTATATGTCAGTTGACGGCGGGAACCTGACGGCGCCCACCTTGGTATCATAGTATTTAGCTTTCAGCCATTCGGCCAGGTATTGGTCCACCTGTATCTTTGTAGTTATCATAGGAAAAAGTTTAACGGTGCAAAGGTAGTAAATTATATTCTATTTATTATCAACTATTTACAAAATTTTGTAGGCACAATATACATTTTTCTGTATATTTATATAATTTTCGCCTAAAATATGCAGTTTTTCTTCTTCCACATACATTTTTTCTTTCTCCGGCCCTGGTTTTGTCTCCGTCCTCAGTTCTAATTTTACCGGAAAACTTTGTATTTTTGTAACTTTGCAGAAATCTAAAGCTAACTACTTGTAATTCAGTAACTTTGTAAACGATACAAACTTGTTACAAGTTGCTTTCCAGGTTTGTAACCTGCCAAAAGTTTGTAACGGGGGCCTCCAGATGGTGGCACCGGTACCGGAAATGCACCTGGAAAGCGTTACAAAAACGCCCTTTTGTTACAAACTCCAAATTTTTGTAACTGGTTTGTAACGTACTTTGTAACTCTCGAAAATCACTCTGAAACCCCTTTATTTACTACGTTTTTTAACCTTTTGCGTTCTTAATATAAAGGCTTGTAACAAAGTTACAAAAATTTTCGGTAAAATTATAAGAGGGGGACGGGGAAAGAAAGCGGCGGGCGTGAAAGAATATGCAGAAAGCGTGCGGATGGTGGCAAATCGGACAGGATAGAGGCCATTCCTGAGGCCCTGGCGGCCATCGTGTAACGTTGCCACAGAAAAATATGTGCTGCAGGCGTAAAAAAGTCGTAGAAAAATTTGGTAGTCTCGCGGATTTTTTGTACCTTTGCAATATAATTAAATTAGGGTATTCTACCCCTTAAAATAAGGGATAAAGG